CACATATTCCGTGCGGGCAGAAGGGCATGGGCATGAAGGGCTTCGACACGGTGGCGGTTTACGCCTGCGTGAATTGCCACGATGTCATCGACGGCCGCCGCAAGGGGCAGGTGGACTGGCAGGACATCCCGCGGGCTATCGCAGAAACACATGAGGCCCTAGTAGGGGCCGGGCTTTTGGTGGTGAAGGGAGCAGCGGCATGAAGTGGGCGAAGAAGAAGAACAGGGATGGCGACCTGATCAAGGATTGCTGGGTGACTGATGGCGGCTACACCGTGGCTATCTGCCGACTGCCAGAGCAGCGGTTCGTTGTGACGAGGCCGGGCTGCAATGCTCCGCTGGCGCATGTAGGTAGCCGTGAAGAGGTGCTGCGCGTGATCAACATCGACATTGGAGCTACGCAATGATCATCGGAGTAGACCCGGGCTGTAGCGGCGCGCTTGTCGTGATGACTGACGGCGGCAATTACGTCGCGCACCTCAACATGCCGACTGTGAAGGTTGGCACCAAAAGCCGCGTGAACGGCGCCGCCGTGGCTGCATTCATCCGCGAGACGGTGGGCGAGTTCAATGCTCATGCCTATCTCGAACAGGTAGGCGCAATGCCGGGCCAGGGCGTGTCGAGCATGTTCACCTTTGGCCATGCCGCCGGGATTGTTGAGGGGTTGCTGCAGGGGCTGGGCATTCCCTACACGCTGGTTACGCCGCAGGCCTGGAAGAGGCGCGCGGGCCTAGTAGGCACCGACAAGGACGCGGCTCGCAGCAGGGCAATCCAGCTTTACCCGGATTTGCGAGTGCTCGATCTGAAGGGGAAAGGCCAGGCCGTGGCTGACGCCATCCTAATTGCTCGTCATGGAGCCCATTGCGCATGAGTTACGCAGGTGCGAACGCTGCGCAACGCCAGACGGCATGCAGCGTAGAGAAGAAAAACACCGAATCACTGCGTACGCAAAGTGCGCAATTTGTACGCACTGCGCACTAAGGGGAAGGAATATGCGACTGATCTCGGCACGCCAGGCCTGGCACGACAGCCAGTACGAATCCCGCGACTCGGTGATGTTCAAGCAGGACAAGCGGCCGCGGGCAAAGGACGCTTCGAGTTCGCGCTGCGCTCATATGGCGACGATGGGGAGAATCCAGCATGCAATCTCATCACTGACGAAGCCGATGCAGCACTTCGGCCATCACCTGTACTCGCCGCTGGCCACTGTGCGCGATCAGGACGTTGCGCGGACGCTGGTCTGGTTCGGCTGGGAGAAGCCATCTGGGCTGACGAAGGTGAAAGAGTCGAGGGCATATTGCCTGGTGCTGCCTGCGCTTATCTCCTATCAGGGCGTCGTGACAGGTGGGCGTGACGAATGGACTCCGGGGCGAGTATCGGAATTCGTAGCCGACTGGTACGGAGAGAAGATCAGCGTCAGTCAGTGGGCGCGCGACTGGGCGGCGATATGGGAAGGCCTGCAGCGGACGATCAGTGAGCTGGATCAGAAAGCGCTGGAGCCAGTGGAGCAGGCAATGGATGGTGAGAGGGAAGCGGCTTGACGCCATGTCGAGCAATCGCGTACATTTTCCCCATCGTGTGAAGCAGCACCCCAAAGAAAGCCCGGCCATTGTGCCGGGCTTTTTCGTTGGTGAAGTTTGTGTCTGCAGCCAGGGCGGCCTTCGGGAGAGCCTGGACATTCCCAGCCGGGGGTGGGGTGGTCATTAAAAAACACCGGCAGCCCGCGCGAGCCAGCTCTTACCTACGGTGGCTTGGCGCGAAGGCGATCAGCTGAGACTGGTGCATTTGGGTGCTGGCAGCGGATTCCTTTTGGCGGACAGCGCGGAAAGACGCGCACCTTGGTCCCGCCGGGAGGCGTTGCCATGCATCGTCGGGAGACGACGCGAACAACCGCCGGGTTCGCCCGGCACCATTCACAGAGGCCCGCCAAGCGCGGGCTTTGTTGCATCTGGAGGTCGTCATGCATGTCGCTCCAGCGAGGACGTCCAGCATGGGCCAGACATCAGGCGGAGTCGTAGAGGTCGTAGGGGCGTCTATTGCTCAAAAGGTCACGACTGCGGGTGCGGCAGCCGGATTTCTGGGCTGGCTATCGCAGGTGAACTGGGTAGGCCTGACCGGCGCCCTGGTTGCCATCGCCGGTCTGCTGATGAACTGGTACTTCCAGCGCCGGCGCGACAGGCGTGAGGCGGATGAGAGCGCCGCGCGGATACAGGCGCTGCGTGATCAGTGCGGCCTCGGGATCCATCGACAGTGAGCCTGCGTAACAGGATTGCAGCTGGCGCGCTGAGTGGCGCGATTGGTATGGCTGGTGCGCTGGTGGTCTGGTTCGAGGGGCGGTCCCTGGTGGCCTACCTCGACCCTGTTGGCATTCCGACTATCTGTGAGGGAGTGACTCAGGGCGTGAGGCTGGGTGACGTGGCCACGCCTGCTGAGTGTGATGCGCTGCTGGAAAAGGAGCTGACCATCGCCCTGTCTGCCGTCGAGCGCCAGGTGCGCGTACCGCTGCCAGATGCTCGACGCGCAGCGCTGGCGTCATTCGTCTACAACGTGGGCGAGGGTCAATTCTCCCGCTCGACCCTGCTGCGCAAGCTCAATGCCGGCGACGCAGCTGGCGCCTGCGCCGAACTGAGTCGCTGGGTATATGCCGGCGGCAAGCAGCTGGCCGGACTGGTCAAGCGCCGAGCTGCTGAGCGCGAGCTTTGCGAGGCTGGCCTGTGACGCGCTATGCGCTGATCGCTGCCATCGCTCTTGTCGTGCTGGGCTTGTGGCGTATCGACCACCTGACCGGCGACCGAGACCGATTGAGCGATGCGCTTGACGTGTCACGGCAGGGCGTCACGAAGCTGCAAGAAGCGGTCAGGATGACTGAGCAGGCGATCATCGACCGCGACCGTCTCGATGAATCAGCAACAAAAGAATTGAAGGATGCCCGCGATGAGAACAAGCGCCTTGCTGCTGATGTCGCTGCTGGCAGTCGCCGGCTGCACGTCAGCGCCTCCTGTCCAGAAGTGCCCGCCGATCCCGGCAGCGCCCGCGTGGATGATGCAAGAGCCGAGCTCAATGAAGACGCTCGACGACTTTATTTCAATCACCGAGAGCAAGTGACTCTCGACGAGAACAAGCTGCGCGGCCTGCAGGCGTATGTGCGCCAAGTTTGCAGGCCCGCAGCAACCGAATAGCGGCACGCCGGGAGGCGCCCGCGCTTTATCTGGAGAGTGCCATGACCGCCAAGAAAGGAGCCCGCTATGACTGGGCTGCGGTCGAGCGCGACTATAGAACCGGCCAGTACAGCAACCGCGAGCTGAGCCGCCTGCATGGCCCATCCGAAGGCGCCATCCGCAAGCGCGCAACCGATGGCAGTTGGCAGCGCGACCTGTCTGAGCAAATCCGCCAGCGCGTGCGGGAGAAAACCACGCTCGCCGTGACCAAGGAGGTCTCCCGCGCCGATTCAGACGAGCTGATCATCGAGCAGGCCGCAGAGGCTGGCGCAGAGGTCATTCGTGGCCATCAGCGCTTGCTGAAAAAGGCCAAGGGGCTAGCCGAGACGCTGATGCAGCGCCTGGAAGAGCAGCTGGAGAAAGGCACCATGACCGTCCAGCTCAAGAGCGGCGAGGCGGCAGAGATCGACGTGCCGCTGGATTACGCAGGCAAGACCCTGGGTAACGCCACTATGGCGCTGGAGCGGGTGGTGAAGATGGAGCGCCAGAGCTATGGCCTGGACGCCGAGGACAAGGACAGCATCGGCAAGACGCTGAAGGAGCTGCTGGCCGAGGTGGCGCCAGGTGTCGAAGAGTAGGGCGCCGGCCGCCATTGTCTTCGAGGGTGAGAAGTGGCTGAGACTCCATCGTGACGGCAAGCTGACCGATCCCGCCGACCTGCTGCGCGCACTTGATAACAAGTGGTACCGGCTCAACACGCTCTACAAGATCAAGGACAAGGACGGCAAGGTCCGCACCTTTCGGCCAAACAAGCAGCAGCGTGAGCGGTATATCCGAGGTCACTGCCGAAACGTGATCCTCAAGGCTCGACAGCTGGGCTTCACCACCTTCGAGATGATCGATGCGCTGGATGATTGCCTTTTTACCGAGAACTTCGCGGCTGGCTGCATCGCGCATGCGCTGGAAGACGCCAAGGATATCTTCCGGAACAAGATCAAGTTTGCCTATGACCAGCTGCAGCAAGGGCCGTGGTCTGCGATCTTCAAGACCATAGGCCTGAAGCTGGCAGCGCCGACGAGTGATCGTGGCGAAGGCTATGTGTTCGACAACGGCTCAAGCATTCGCGTCTCCACCAGCTACCGTGGCGGCACACTGCAGCGCCTGCACGTTTCGGAGTTCGGAAAAATCTGCCGTAAGTACCCGGACAAGGCGCAGGAAATCGTTACCGGTGCGTTCGAGGCGGTTGGCCTGGGTAATCAGGTGACGCTGGAGAGCACTGCAGAGGGGCGCGAAGGCTACTTTCACGACTACTGCGCCATTGCCCGGAAGCTGTCCGAGGCGGGCAAGCTGCCGACGTTGATGGACTTCCAGTTTCACTTCTTCCCCTGGTGGGATGAGCCAGGGTATCGCCTCGACCCGGTCGGGGTTGCGGTGCCGAGCTGGCTGCACGACTACTTCGCTGAACTGGACGCGAAGTACAAGGTCAAGACCGACGCCGCGCAGCAGGCCTGGTACGCCAAGAAGGCGGAAATCCTGAAGGACGACATGAGGCGCGAGTACCCGTCCACGCCTGACGAGGCATTTGCGCAGAGCGTCGAAGGCGCCTACTACATGCAGCAGATGCGCTGGCTGCGAAAGAATGGCCGCATCACGGCGAAGGCTGCCTACAACCCGTCGCTGCCGGTCATTACGGCATGGGACCTGGGTATGTCGGATGCCATGTCCATCGTGTTCTGCCAGGTGATTGGCCGCGAGGTGCGGATCATCGACTACCTGGAGCACAGCGGAGAGGGGCTGGAGTACTACGCCCGCAAGCTTCGCGAGAAGGGTTACACCTATGGCCAGCACTTCGGGCCGCACGATCTGGCAGTACGTGAGCTGGGCACCGGCAAGAGCCGCGTAGACACAGCCGCGCAGTTCGGCATCCGCTTTGAGATCGTGCCTCGGATCAGCAACCACGCCGAGGGCATTGAGGCGGTGCGCCAGTTCCTGCCGATGTGCTGGTTCGCCGAGCAGGAAGAGGTGGGCGGCGATGACAAGATCGTCGGCGTTGATCGCCTGATTGATTGCTTGGACAGCTACCGCAAGGAATGGGATGACCGCCTTGGTGTGTACCGTCCAACCCCTCGTCACGACTGGGCGTCACATGGCGCCAAAGCATTCGAAACACTCGCCCGCAGTGGACTGTTTGAACTGTCCACCGGCACGAACAGCACGCCCTCTGCGCCCAATACCGAGCGCGGACGCCGCAACTGGAACGCACATACATGAACAGCAATCTCTGCATCACCGTTGAGCATCGGCACGTGGCGAGCTTTATCGCCTCCAAGCTGGCGCCGTTGGCTGTGCCGTCCAACCAGGTGCGCAACGATGTGTCGAATATTCAGGTGGACCCGGTGCTGGTGGTGGAAAACTTCGATGAGCATCCGGCTGTTCAGTTCAAGCTGGACGTGGCGGATGGCATGGGGCTTGAGGTTCGCGTAAAGCTGGCCGAGTTCGCAGAGAATCCGGTGACTTACATGCGTGACCTGCTGGAGAACGTGCAGGGCATTCGCTTTGCCGCCTTGCAGCGGCGCAACGACCGGCGGGCTGAAGTTTCCCTGATCTACCAGCAGATGGGGGCCGCACGATGAGTCTGGGCTTGCTGCATTTCAAGTCCGCAGCCGAAATGATGGCTGAGGAAGAGGAGGAGCAGCATCGCAAAGACGAGGCGCGTCGCATGCAGGCGGTCGAAAGCTCGCTGGCTGGCCATATTCGCGGGGCGTTCGAGGCGGCGAAGACGGCCAAGCAGGCGATTGAGCAGCGCTTGCTGGACTGCGCACGCCGGCAGAAGGGTGAGTATGACGCCAGCAAGCTCGCAGCCATACGCGAGGAAGGCGGGAGCGAGCTCTATCCGAAGCTGACCACTACCAAATGCCGCGCCGCCGCAGCCTGGATCCGCGACATTCTCATGCCCGCCAACGGCAGGCCGTGGGGGCTAGACCCGACGCCGGTCGCGGAGAT